TAGAGGTGGAGGATGTGCGCCGTGCCGGCGTCGTCTCCGCGACCGGTCAGGAACTTGTGCCCGTCCATCGCGAAGGGCAGGCGCGGATCGAGCCGCAGCAGCGCCGCATGAGCCTCGGCCGCCGCAGAGCCGCGATGTCGGGCCGGATCGTCGGCCATCATCTCGGCCGCGCGGGTGTAGCCGTGGTCCAGATGCGCGAGCATGTCGCGGGCGTGGCCGGGCAGCTCGTCGGGGATGACCAGCGGCGGGATCTGGTCGAGGTCTTCGAGTGTGACGGGTTGCGCCGTCTCCTCGACCTCGCCCGTGCCGTTGCACTCCTCGCAGCGCCAGCCGTGCCGGATGAGCCCCTCGCCCTCGCATGCGGGGCATGGAACGAAACGAGTGTCCTGCCAGCCGGGGCGGGGCAGGGTGGGGTCAATGCGGATGTTCATCGGAACCTCCATCCGGCGGCGTGCCGGTATGGAGGGACGTTACGCTAGACGCAAATGCATGTCAAGCGAATTTGCATCATGCGTAAGTCGCTGCTATGCTCCATGCGTACAAACGCGAAGCCCCGCCGGAGCGGGGCGAATCAGGAGATGGCGATGGACGAGTTCGGAGAGTGGACGCCAGATCCGGCCTGTCTCTGGCCGGCGGGGCTTGCCGGGATGGACGCTACCTTGCCGGGCTACCCTTCATTTCCCGCATCGACCGGGCATCGGCTAGCAGCTTTTGTACGGCGCTCTGAATCTCGGCAGAGACGTGATCGGACATGGCTGCGCCGATTCCTGGCACTGCAAATGCTTCGAGTGTTGCGGCCAGCTCGGCTTCGCTGCGCTCGATATCTGTGCTGCTGGCGTGCGCGGCGCCGTAGGTGACGTTGATGAAATGGGCGATGAAATACTCCATCGCCTGCAAACGCGCCTCTAGCTCGACTTCGTCTTTCGTCACGCTGCTTCCTCCCCTTCTGCTTCGTCCGTGCGCTGAAGCGTCTTGAGCAACTCGAGCGCCTGGCGCTTCGTGGCCGGCTTGAGCTTGTCCCAGATCGACCAGGGCGCCTCGGGCTCAAGCGGATTGCGCATGAGGAGTGAGGCGGGATCATCGAGGCCGAGGGCGTCGGCGATCGCCTCAAGCATGTCCTGGGTGTAGGGCAGGGCGCCGCGCTCGATGCGCGACACGGTGGCGGCGCTGATGGTGTCCCCGTGCTCGGATAGGCGGTCCGCCAGCTGCTCCTGCGTGAGCCCGCGATAGATGCGCCAATCCTTGATGAAATGGTGCAGTCGGGCCTTTCCGGGGACGCGATATCTCTTTGGCATGGCTTGTATTTTACGCTTGCCGCAAGCCATGTCCTGACGCCTAGGTGCAAATCGGCTTGACGCGAACTTGCATCTAGCGTAATAAGAGGGAATGGAACACCCGCTCAAAGCCTATCGACAGTCGATCGGAGCGACGCTCGACGAAGCGGCCGCCGGCATCGGCATGACGAGCGCCGCCACGCTCTCCCGCATTGAGAACGGCAAGGGCAACCCGAGCGCAGACCTGATGCGCCGGATCGCCGAATGGTCGGGCGGCACGATCACGCCGAACGATCTCGTGCTCCCGCAATCTGAGGCAGCCGCATGACCGCCGCCGACCCCCTTACCGAAGCTTCGCGCCAAGCAAGGCGACAAGAATTTCGAGACGCGAATCTATCGAGGAAAGCACAACTGCTATGTGGTCGAGTGCTTGTGCGACTTGCTGTGCGGGCTCATTGGTTTGTGGGAGCGGTATATATGGTCGGGATGCGCCTGGGGGGCCGCCCATTCTAATGCGATCGTTTGCCATGACTTCACCCTCTCAATTCCGAACAGCTTAGGCGTAGCAGATGACCGTTAACGATCCCCTCCGCTCGATCGCCGCGCGCATCGAGAACGTTCAGAACCAGATCGACGACCTGAACGCCGACAAGGCCGAACTGTTCAAGGAAGCGAAGGGCGTCGGACTGGACGTGCGGGCACTCAAGGAAGCCCTGCGTGCTCGCCGTAACGGCGAAACAAAATGGGAGAACCTGCAAGAAATCGTCGGCCTCTATCTAGAAAAACTGAACACTCCGCAAGTAAAGCAGAACGAGGCCGCCTCGCGCACCCGCACGCGAGAGGAACCCGCTCCCCTCGTGCACGCGCACGAGGCTCCGGTCGCCGAGGCCAAGCAGCCGGAGCCGGCTGCTCTCGTGCACGCGCACGAGACGGTGCCGGCGGCGACGGAGCCTCTCGTGCACGCGCACGAGGCTCCGGCTCCCGAGCCCGTCGCCGCTCCGAAGCCTGCCGCTCTCGCCTTCCGCTGGCCCCGCCCGGAAAGGGCGAAGCCGGCCGAGGAAGGCATTCCCGCCTACCTCCGCCGGGGCGATCCGGCGAACGCGTGGGTCCGATGATGACCCGCCTATCCGAGCTTCGGGCAATCGCCCGCAGGCGCCGCCGGTCGCTCACCGGCAGTGACGCGAACCTCTGTCTTCAGGTTCGTCAGTTCGCCTCCCAAGCCTGCCGGGGCTTCGGCCCCGGCCTTTTCCCTCAGTCCTTCCACGAGCCGCATAGCCGCCAAGCCGATCGGCTCGAAATCTCCGCACATCGCTTCGCTCCTTCCGTCGCCCCGAAACATGGACGAGAGGCGAGTGCATGCGCATCCCCCGCGAGAGGATATCGATGACCGCGACGGTGTATCTCGAGCGCGCCCGCGATTGGGCGAGGATGCTCGAGGACCGGGAGGCGGCCGCCACCGGCGAGCCGCTGCGACAGGCCCGCGTGGCCGTCGCCCGCAAGATCGGCGTCGCCTCGGGCACGCTCGAAAACCTGAGGAAGGGTCGCCTGAAATCTGTTCCGGCCCACGTATTTGACTTCATCCGCAGCGGCGTGTTGCGCGCATTGGAAGCGGAACTTCGGCATGTCGAATTCGAAATCCAGATCGCTCGCCAGACTGGCCTGGACGCTGCTTCGAGCGATTTCCAGTCGGCTCTGGCGAGCCAGGCGCGGCTTCGGTCGGCGCTGAATCTGCCGGAGGGCGGCGCATGACGCGCGCCGCAACCATCCGCGCCGTCCCCGTTGAGCCGCAGACGGAAGCGGTCTCGTCCGTCTCGCTCACGCTGCCGTGCCCGCCGTCCACGAACGAACTTTGGCGCAACCGGCCCGGCGGGCGCGTGCGAACCCGCGTCTACGACGACTGGCGCGGCCATGCCGGCTGGCGGCTCCGTGAGCAGCGGCCCGGCTGCGTCGCCGGCAGCGTCCTGGTGATGATCTCGGTCGAGCGCGGATCGGCCGCCGCCGACATCGACAACCGCATCAAGGCGCTTCTCGACCTCCTCGTCGAGCACAAGGTCATCGAGGACGACAAGCACGTCGTCGGCCTCTGCGCCGCGTGGGCGCCGCCCGCGGCGAAGATGGCGCGCATCAAGATCATGCGCGCCGACACCTATGATTTCACCTTCCAGCTCGCCTCCGATGGGCAGCACGGCGGCTGGTTCATCTCTGCCCCCAACCCGAACCGGAGAAACTTCGATGGCACTTAGCATTGTTGATCTTGGCGCCGGTCCGCCGCGGATACTGATCTACGGCGAGCCGGGTATCGGTAAGACGACGCTCGCGTCCGAATTCCCGAACCCGATCTTCATCCAGATCGAAGACGGCGCGCCGCCGCACATGGCGTACACGACCTTCGGCGTGCTCACCAGCTTCGAGCAGGTCATGGAGAAGCTGGAAGAGCTCTACAACGAAGAACACAACCATCAGACCGTCGTGGTCGATTCGATCACCGAGATGCAGCGGCTGGTGTGGGCTGAGACCTGCCGGCGCGGCGACGAGAAGGGCCACAAGAAGGAAAGGATCGAGGACTTCGGCTACGGCAAGGGCTACGTCAATGCTCTTGCCCCCTGGCGCGAATTCATCGAGGGGCTGCACGCACTTCGGCGCGACAAGGGCATGGCCGTCGTTCTGATCGCGCACGCCAAGGTCGATCGCTTCGACGATCCCGAGACCGTCTCCTATCACCGCTACGAAATCGACCTCCACGACAAGGCCGTGGGCGCGATCGAGCGGGACATGGACGCCATCCTGCTCCTGAAAAAGCCGGTGACGATCCTCGAAGAGGACATCGGCTTCAACAAGACGCGGACGCGCGCCGGCGGCTCGGCCGATACGGTCTACATCCACACGCGCGGTCGGCCGGCGTTCATCGCCAAGAACCGCTACCGCATGCCGGAGAAGATCCTCTTCACGGAGGGGAAGGGCTTCGCCGAGTTGGCGAAATACCTGCCCGGCGCCGCTGCGGCTGCCGAGCCGGCAAAAGCCGCCTGACGCCACCCACAATTCTTCAAGGACAACGACTATGGCAAACCTTGGCACCACCTTCGATCCCGAGCAGATCCCGGAAGACGAGCGCTCGTTCGATGTGCTCCCCGCGGGCACCTACGAGGCGCAGGTGATCGAGAGCGAGATCGCCGACACCAAGCGCGGCGACGGCAAGATGCTGAACGTCACCTGGGAGATCACGGCGGGTCCGTTCGAGCACCGCAAGGTGTGGGACCGGATCAACATTCAGAACCCGTCCGCAGAAGCGCAGCGGATCGGCCAGCGGCGCCTGGCCGACATGTGCGAGGCGATGGGGACCGGCGCGATCAAGGACAGCGAGGAGCTGCACTTCAAGCCCTGCCTGGTCGTGCTCGGGATCGAGAAGGACAAGTCCGGCGAGTATCCCGACAAGAACCGGGTGACGCGGGTGAAGCCGCTCGGCAGCGGGAGCGCGCCGGCCGCCCGCCCTACTTCACCTGCCCCACATGTGGGGCGCCAGGCGCAACCGCAGACGGCTGCCGCATCTGCGGCTCCGGCTCAGACGGGTAGCGGTCGCCCGTGGGGCCAGAAGCGCGCCTGAGAAGCCGCCCGGCGGACCGATAGCCGGCAAGCCCAAGTCCGCCGGGCTTCCCTCCACCCTTCTGCCTCAACGGCATCGCGCGGAGACCGTGACGATGAACGCCCGAACTGCGAACTTCAACCCTGATCATTTGAGCCAACATGGCGCCCGGATGCTCGCCGAGCGCATCGAGAAATACTGGGAGGAGCGCGGCGGTCTCGTCCGCGCTGCCGTGATCTCGCTCGGCAAATTCACTTCCTGCAATCACACCTTCTTCGCCGTCCGCTCGAACATGCTGAACGGCGTGCCTCGGAGGCGCGCATGAGCGAGCTTCCCGAGGTCAAGTCGCCCGTCGTCGCTGCGATCGAGGCGGCATGGGCAGCCCGCAACGAGGACCGGCGCACCTATCTCGGCGCTTCCATCCTCGGCCGCGAGTGCGAGCGGCAGCTTTTCTACGACTTCCGCTGGGCTCACGCACCCGAGCGCTTCGAGGGGCGCATGCTGCGCCTGTTCGCCACCGGCCAGCTCGAGGAGCGGCGTGTGATCGATGACTTGCTGGCGATCGGCGCCGTCGTGGCGGAGATCGATCCGGCGACCGGCGATCAGTGGGCCGTCCGCTTCGCCAATGGACACGGCGGCGGCCACGCCGACGGGCGCGTGACCAATGTGCCCGGCGCAGAAAAGACGGAACATCTCCTCGAGGTCAAGTCGCACAACGAGAAGAGCTTCAAGGCGCTGAAGAAGGACGGCGTCGAGAAGTCGAAGCCGGTCCACTACGCGCAGATGCAGGTCTACATGCACGGCCTCGGCCTGACGCGCGCGCTCTACGTCGCTGTCAACAAGAACGACGACGAGCTGCACGCCGAGCGCATCCACTACGACGGCGCGGCGGCGCTGAAACTGATCGCCAAGGCCGAGCGGATCGTCAGTGCCGAGCGGGCGCCGACGAAGCTCTTCGACAACCCGGAAGAGAAGATGGCGTGGCCGTGCCGATACTGCCCGGCGATCGGCGTCTGCCACCAGGGTGAGTTCGCGGAGCGGAACTGCCGGACGTGCCTGTCGTCGACGCCGATCGACGGCGGCAAGTGGCGCTGCGAGCGCCACGGCAAGGAGCTGACGGTCGAAGAGCAGAAGGCCGGCTGCGGCTCGCACCGCTACCTCCCGTCGCTCGTGCCGGGCGAGCAGGTGATGGCGTCCGGGAGCGGCTTCGACGTGACGGCGGTCACCTACCGGCTAGCCACCGGGGCGGAGTGGAGCGACGTGGGAGCGGCGGCATGAGCCGGCCGGTCCGCCTTCTCGACCTTGCCTACGGTCATTGCCGTTGGCCTGTCGGCGACGTGCGTGGGCCGGGGACCCTGTTCTGCGGCGCGCCGAAGGACGGTGAGCATGCCTATTGCCGCCAGCACAGGGCGATAGCGTACGGCCGCGGGACGCCTTCTGAGCGAGCCGCGGTCAGGGATGCGGCGAGGGCGGGCGCATGAGCGACCTTGCCGCCTACCGCGCGCTCTGCGCCGCGAAGAAGCCGAAGGCGCTCGACGCCGGCATCAAGTATCGCGCCGAGCTGAACGGGACGCTCTTCCCGCACCAGGCGCACGGCGTCGACTTCGCGCTCCGTGCCGGCCGATCGGCGCTCTTCTACGATACCGGCCTCGGCAAGACGGCGATGATGCTCGAATGGGGCCGCGTCGTCGTCGAGCACACGAACAAGCCGGTCCTCATGCTGGCTCCGCTCGCCGTCGGCGCGCAGCACATCCGCGAGGCCGAGCGGCTTGGCATCGACGCCGTGCAATCGCGCCTCGGCATCTCGTCCGTCGGGCCCATGATCGTGGTGACGAACTATGAACGGCTCGACCGGTTCGATGTCTCGAAGTTCGGCGGCGTCATCCTCGATGAGTCGTCGATCCTGAAGAGTTTCACCGGCGTCACCACGCGGAAGCTGATCGAGGCGTTCCGGGACACGCCGTTCCGGCTCGCCGGCACGGCGACGCCAGCCCCGAACGATCACACGGAGCTAGGCCAGCACTCGTCCTTCCTCGGCGTCATGCCGTCGAACGAGATGCTGTCCCGGTTCTTCATCGCCGATCAGTCGGAGATGGGGCGCTACCGGCTCAAGAAGGCGGCCGTGCGGCCGTTCTGGGATTGGGTCGCTTCCTGGGCGCGGTGCGTGTCGAAACCGTCCGACCTGGGCTTCCCCGACGACGGCTTCAACCTGCCGCCGCTCAACGTCGAGCGGCACATTGTGAGCGCGGACCGGTCGATCAATTCCGGCGAGGAGAAGGACGGCCAGCAGCGGCTATTCCGGATTCCCGACCGGTCGGCGACGTCGATCCACCAGGAAAAGCGCCTGACGGCCGAGGCACGTGCCGCGGTCGTCAGCGAGCTGGTTGCCGCGCACCCGGCCGAGCCGATCTGCATCTGGGTCGATACCGACTACGAGGCCGACGCCATCCATGCGCTGAACCTGCCGGACATCAAGGAAGTCCGCGGCTCGATGCCGATCGAGCGCAAGGAAGAGACGCTCGAAGCGTTCTCCAGCGGCGAGCTGCGGGTGATCCTGACCAAGCCGTCGATTGCCGGCTTTGGGCTCAACTGGCAGCACTGTTCGCGGACGATCTTCGCCGGCGTCAGCTTCTCCTATGAGAGCTTCTACCAGGCCGTCCGGCGCTTCTGGCGGTTCGGCCAGAAGAAGCCGGTCACCGCGCACGTCGTCTGTGCCGACACCGAGCTCGAGATCGCCGCGGCCGTCACCCGGAAGTCCGACGATCACGAGCGCATGAAGCGCGAGATGGCGGCCGCCATGCGGCGCGCGGCGCAGGCGCACGAGATCCTCGATCCCTATCAGCCCGAGAAAGCAGCGAGGTTGCCGGCATGGCTATGAAGGTATTTGCCGAGGCGCATGGCGACCGGTTTGCGGTTTACCACGCCGATTGCGTGGAGTTCGTCGCCACGCTGCCGGATAGCAGCATCGACTTCTCCATCTATTCGCCGCCGTTCTCCTCGCTCTACGTCTATTCCGAGAGCGAGCGGGACATGGGCAACGTCGAATCCGACGAGGCTTTCATCGCGAGCTATACCCACCTGATCCGCGAGAAACTGAGGATCACCAAGCCGGGGCGCCTGACCGCAATCCACGTCAAGGATCTGGTCTACTACTCCAACGCCAGCGAGCGCGGCGACCGTGGGCTGCGGCCCTTCTCCGACCTCTGCACCGCGGCACACATCGCGGCCGGGTGGACCTTCCACGGGCGCACCACGATCGAGCGCGACCCGGTGCGCGAGATGCAGAAGACAAAGGCCGACCGGCTTCTGTTCAAGCACTTCCGCGAGGATGCGGCGCGCTCGTCGACCGGACTGCCGGAATACCTGCTCGTCTTCCGCGCCTGGAAGCCGGGCATGGAGGACGTGCGGCCGATCGTCCACGACCCGCGCCGGTATCCGCTCGAAATCTGGCAGGAGTGGGCGAACCCGGTTTGGCGCGGCCTCTCGGAAACCGACACGCTCAATGTCCGGATCGTGCGCGACCCGGAAGCCGAAAAGCACCTCTGTCCGATGCCGCTCAACATCATCGATCGCGGCGTCCAGATGTATTCCAACGAAGATGAGACGGTCTTCTCGCCCTTCATGGGCATCGGCTCGGAGGGGTATGTCTCACTCCGCGCCGGGCGACGGTTCATCGGCACCGAGCTGAAGGACAGCTATTTCCGGCAGGCGGTCAAATATCTGACCGAAGCGGAGGCGACGGCCGGCGACCTGCTGACGGGAGCCGTGGCGTGAAGTGCCGCTCGCGATCGATCTGTTCTGCGGCCTTGGTGGCTGGACGGAGGGGCTGATGCTCGAAGGATACGAGGTCATCGGCTTCGATATCGAGCGCCACGTCTACGGCGAGCATCGCTATCCGGCGCAGCTTGTCGTGCAGGACGTTCTGACCCTGCACGGCAGCCAGTTTCGTGATGCTGACCTGATCGTCGCCTCGCCCCCCTGCCAGGCGTACAGCTACCGCGCCATGCCGTGGAAGCGGGCCAAGGCGTTGCCTCCACCGGACAACTCGCTGTTCGATGCGTGCTTCCTCATTCAGCGCGAGGCTTGCGAGGCGGCTGGCCGGCATATTCCTCTCGTCGTCGAGAACGTGCGCGGGGCTCAGAAGTGGGTCGGGCGCGCACGGTGGAACTTCGGGTCGTTCTATTTGTGGGGCGACGTGCCGGCGCTGATGCCGCCGCCGTTCAAGGCGGTAAAGGTCACAACGATGGGGGCGGGCTGGTATCCGCCAGATCACCCCAAACACGTTCCGGGCCTTGGTTTCAACACCCACGCCGATCGACACATCAAGGTTCCATCGGGGACGAAGTGGTTCACCGATGGTCCGCGCACCTCTGACAGTCTGGCGTCATCCGGCAGCAAGTCCCGTAAGCGCAAGTTCGCCTCGGCCATGATCGCCAAGATCCCGCTGCCGCTCAGTCGCTGGATCGCTCGGGTGTTTCACCCGCAGCAGGGGAGGTCAGTGGCGTGATCCAGCTTCGCCCCTATCAACAGGAGGCCTGTCAAGCCGTCCTCGACTACTGGGCGGCCGGCGGCGGCAATCCGCTCGTCTCGCTCGCCACCGGGCTCGGCAAGTCGCTCCTGATCGCCAAGCTGACGCAGGACATCCTCGCCGAATACCGGGACATGAGGGTATTGGCTCTCGTCCACGTCCGCGAGCTCGTCGAGCAGAACGTGAAGGCACTCCTGTCCGTCTGGCCGGACGCGCCGGTCGGCATCAACTCCGCCGGGCTCGGCCGCCGCGATCGTCATCACCGCATCCTCTTCTCGTCGATCCAGTCCGTCTATCGCGACGCCGCCTCCCTCGGCCAGCGCGACCTGGTGCTGATCGACGAAGCGCATCTCGTCCCGAAGTCGGGCGACGGGATGTATCGAACGCTCCTCGAAAAGCTGCGCGACCGGGCGCCAGACATGCGTGTCGCCGGATTCACAGCGACGCCATTCCGGCTCGATGCCGGGCGGCTCGATCATGGCGAAGGCCGGCTGTTCGATGAGACGGTCTACGACTACGGCATCGGGCAGGGCATCGCCGACGGCTGGCTGTCGCCGCTCCTGTCCAAGGGCAGCGTGACCGAGATCGACGTGAGCGGCGTCAAGCGGGCAGGCGGCGAGTTCGTGGCCGGCGCGCTCGAGGCGGCGGCCGACAAGGAAAGCCTGACCCGCGCCGCGGTCGCCGAGGTGTTGCGCTACGGCGCCGACCGGCGCTCCTGGCTGGTATTCTGCTCCGGGGTGAAGCACGCCGCCAATGTGCGCGATGCGCTGCGCGCGGTCGGCGTCAATGCCGAGACGATCACCGGCGAGACGCCAGCGGGCGAGCGGGCGCGGCTGATCCGCGATTTCAAGGCGGGGCATATCCGGGCCCTGACCAACGCGCAAGTGCTGACCACCGGCTTCGATGCGCCGATGGTCGACCTGATCGTGTTCCTGCGGCCGACGCTGTCGACCGGGCTCTACCTGCAGATGGTCGGGCGCGGCACGCGGCTGGCGAACGGCAAGGACAACTGCCTCGTGCTCGACTTCGCCGGCAACGTCCGCCGGCATGGGCCCGTCGACGCCGTGGTGACGCCCGGCGACCGGAGCGGGGGCGGAAAGGGCGCGGCGACCGTCGACAGCGTGCGGGCGAAGGAGTGCCCGGGCTGCCAATCGCTTGTCGCCGTGCAGGCGCGCACGTGCCCGTGGTGTGGCCATCTGTGGGAGGCGGCGCCGAAGGCGAAGCACGAGGCCGAGGCGGACACGACGCCGATCCTGACGTCGGAGAAGCGCGAGCCGGAGCTGATCCCGGTCGTGTCCTGGCGGTCCGACCGGCACGTCAAGGAAGGCGGCACGGACAGCCTGCGGGTGACCTATTTCGCCGGGCTACAGAGCTATCAGGAGTGGGTGTGCCTGCAGCACCGGGGACCGATGCGCGAGCGGGCGGAATATTGGTGGCACCGGCACGACGGCGGCGCGGCTCCGGCCACGATCGACGAGGCCCTGCAGCGCTTCGACCGGCTGACCATGCCGGCTCAGATCATGGTCCGGCGCGAGGGCAAGTTCTGGCGGATCGTCAACCGGCGGTTCGCGGGCAAGCAAGAGGAGAGGGCGGCGTGAAGGAAGCAGTCGACCATCCCGCTCATTATGGCGGCGCCGATAACCCTTATGAGGCGATCAAGGTAATCGAAGCGTGGTCGCTTGGTTTCTGCCTCGGCAACACAGTCAAATACATTGCGAGAGCCGGGAAGAAGAGAAACCGACTTGAAGACCTGAAGAAGGCACGCTGGTACTTGGACCGTGAAATTCAAGCCTGCGAGGCTAGCAATGGAAAAGATTGACGTACTTGACCACGGGTTTGTGCGCCTCGTCGACTGCATGGGGACTGACCTTTCCATCGTCCGAGCCGCTCGTGTCAGCTATGATGCCGCATGGCGCGCCGGCGATGATTCCGGTTCCGATGCCCGGCTCATTCGGTATCTGTGGCAGCACAAGCACACAACACCTTTCGAGGCGGTTGAATTCCAGTTTGAGGTCTACGCTCCAATCTTCGTTATGCGGCAATGGCACCGGCATCGGACGTGGACGTTCAACGAATTATCGGCCCGCTATCGGCCGCTGCCGGAAGTGTTCTATGTGCCGGCGCCCGAGCTGGTCGGCGAACAATCCGCCAGCAACAAACAGGGGCGACAGGACAGCGCCGCCGATCGCACGGACGACGTTGCGCGCTACCGCGAGCACTGCCAGCGTGCGTTCGCCGAGTATGGGCGCCTCCTCTCTGCCGGCTGGCCGAAGGAACTGGCGCGCGCAGTCCTACCAGTGGCTACCTACAGCCATATGTTTGCGAAGGTCGACCTGCTGAACCTATTTCGGTTTCTGACACTGCGCTGTGACATGCACGCGCAGTACGAAACCCGCGTTTACGCCAAAGCCATGCGAGAGCTTATCCGGCCGGTCGTGCCGGTCGCAGTCGCGGCTTGGGAAGCGGCGTGAGGATCGCGCCCGTTCAGCCCGGGCAGTGCGTCGTCTGCCGCTCGCCGGACGGCGGCATGGGCTACATCCCCAAGCGGCACAAGCCGATCCGGGCCGACGAGATCACCTGGGTCTGCGACGCGGACCTGAAGTTCGCAAAGGCGGTGCACCACATGAAGAAGGGCGACTGGAACCGGATCGAGGAGGAGGCGCTGCGGGCCGGCGGCGACGCGGCCGGCGCCTATCTCGACAAGATCGGCAAGACGGACCTGGCCGTGCTCACCGAGGAAGAATGGCTGACCATGCTCGCCACCTTCGAGGAAGGGCGCGGGCGGGCAATGCGGGAAAAGCTGGAGGCGCACACGGCGCCGTTCTAGGCGGCTAACTCCTTGGCGGGGGTGGAATGGGCAATCGTGAGGTCGCGCTGGCGCTGGCGGCCGAGGGCTACTTCGTGTTCCCCTGCCAGTCGCGGGGGACCGAGGCCAAGAAGCCGATCCGGGGCGTCTATTGGCGCAACGCGTCGACCCGCGACGCGCGCCAGATCGAGCGCTGGTGGAGCTTCACGCCCGATGCGCTGCCGGCCATTGACCTCGCCAAGGTCAAGCTGATCGCGATCGACTGCGACAAGCCAAAGAAGGACGGCGATCCGGACGGCGTCGACTGGTACCGCCAGCATTCGCTCCTCGAGGAGCCAACGCCGCGGACGGTGACCGGCTCCGGTGGCTGGCATGTCTTCTTCCGCAACCCCGATGGCCTCGGCAATGCGCGGGGCAGCCTCCCGCCAAAGGCCGAGTGCGGTATCGACGTGCGCGGGGCGGGCGGCTACGTCATCGCGCCAGGCGCCGAGCTGCCGGACGGGCGCCGCTACGTCGGCCACGGCAGCCCGCTGGACGCGCCGCCGCTGCCGGACTGGCTGCGCACCATCCTGCTGACCAAGAAAGCCGAGCCGGTGGCCAGCGCTGCCCCGGCGCCGGCGGTCATGAACGGAAGCGGCCGGCTCGACGCCTATGTCCAGGCCGCGGTCGATGCCGAGCTCGCCGATCTGCGCACAATACCGGAGGGCGGCCGCAACGACCGGCTGAACAAGGCGGCGTTTGCGCTCGGCACGATGGTCGGCGCCGGCTGGATCGGCGAGGGGCAGGCCACCGGCTGGCTCGAGGACGCGGCCGTCGCGAACGGGCTGGCCAAGGACGACGGCATGCGGTCGGTGCGCGCGACGATCCGCAGCGGCCTCGGCGATGGGCGGAAGAAGCCGCGGTCCGATCTGGCGGCCGCGCCGGTAAACCATGTCGGCGAGGCGTCCGCGCGCGCCCTGATCGAGCGGGACGGCGCCTACTTCGATCCGGAGACGGGCGAGGAGGTTGACTTAAAGGTCAACAAGCCGTGCGCCGCCGGGCTGCCGCAGGTCGGCGGCCTGGTCGGCCTGATCGCGGACTGGATCACGACGACGTCCAGACGTCCGCAGCCGGCGCTGGCGCTTGGCGCGGCGCTGGCGGTCTGCGGCACGGCGATCGGGCGTAGCCTCGCGGGCCCGACCCTCTCGGCCACCCATCTCTATGTGATCGCGCTCGCTCCGACCGGCGCCGGCAAGGATCATCCCCTGCAGCAATGCGGGCGGCTGATCCGGGCGGCCGGCATGGGCCACCATCTCGGGCCGTCCGAGTTCATCTCCATGTCGGCCGTGATCAATTTCCTGTGCCGATCGCCGCTCGCGCTCTGCCCTCAGGACGAATTCGGCGCGTTCCTGAAGCGGGTCAACGCCAAGAAGGCATCGAGCTTCGAGGCGTCGGTGCTGAAGATCCTGCGCACCGCGTGGGGATCGAGCTTCCAGGCGATGATGACGCCGGAGTGGGCCGGCCGCGCGGCAGAGCAGATCATCGCGCCAGCAATCTCCATCTACGGCACATCGACCGAGGAAGAGTTCTACGCGGCCCTGGAGGGCATGGATCGCGACAACGGCGTGCTCAACCGCTTCCTGATCTTTTCCTCGCCGAAGCGGCCCGGGGAGCGCGAGCCGCTATCGGACCCGTTCGACGTGCCGCTGCCGATCGTCGAGGGCCTGAAGCGCCTCTACACCCGCGACGGCGTGTTTGCGGCCGCACTCCGCAACGCCACCAACCTCGATATCGAGCCGGTGGCGCTGACCTGGGGCAATGACGGTGCGCACGATCTGTTCACAGCCTTCCGGGACGAGGTCGAGGCGCGAAGCGATCACGACACCCTCGCGCGCCCCTTCCTCGCCCGCAGCGTCGAGATGGCAATCCGGATCGCGACCATCGTCGCGGCCGGGCGCTTCTCCGGCAGCGTCGATGCCGGCGACATGGTGATCGGGCGCGACCTGGCGCTCGCCTCGGCTGAGCTGATGATCTCCGGCGCGCGCGACCACATGGCCGAGAGCGAGACGCAGGCGATGGCCAACCGCATCGTGCGGACGCTCCGCGAGGGCGGCGGCAAGATGCAGCGCGGGAAGCTCCTCTACGCCCTGAAGCACGTCATCAAGGCGCGCGATCTGAACTCGCTTCTCGACGAGATGGTGGAGGCGGAGACGATCATCATGAGCAAGGGCGACACGACAAAAACGGGCGGCCGTCCTCCGATTTCGTACCTTCTTCCGACCGGGAAGAAACCTCGGGAAGAAACCCTGCGCTGAAAAAATCGGAAAAATCTGCGGGTTGCTTGGCGGGAACATACCGGACGAAAAAGGAAAGGAACTCGGTTAAATATGTGTGTGATTTCAGTAGCTTATAGGTTCCTTGGGTTTCTTCCTCTCTCTTCTCTCTCTCTCCTATTCTAGAGGGAAAAGAGAGCGGGGGTACCCACGCGCGGGAAACATCCTGAAACCTCGAAGGGGCTGCCACCATGCCACGTCATCGCAACACTGCCCGATCTCGCTATCCCAGCGGTCAGATCAAGCCGGAACGCAACGAGACGCCGCCGACGCTCGTGCGGCGCATCATCGACCAGGCCAAGCGCGGCTGCGGCGATCCGCTCCTCGGCAGCGAGCTCGGCAGGCTCCGCCTCAACGGCGTGCTTACCGATCGGCAGGTTGCCGCGGGCAAGAAGTTCGGCGAGCTGGTCGGCTCCTACGATCGGATCAAGGGCATCCCGTCGCGGCACGCGAAGTCGCCTTCATGGCAGGTAGGCGCCGGCCGCTCGACGAAGCGCGACACGGATCAAGCCGTCATCGACGACGTGTCCAGGCGGTTCCAGACGGCGTTCGTCCTCCTCGCCAACCTCGGCGGGGCAGTGCGGCGCGCCGTGTTCGATGTGACTGTCTACGATAATCCGGTCACGGTCGAGGAGCAGCGGGCGCTGATCCGTGGGCTGGACAAGCTCGTCGAGCTTTTCGGATTGGGGAGAACAGCATGAGCAAGTTCCGCGTCGGCGACGAGATCGAACTGCGGGTGAGGGTGAGGGAGGTATTACCCAGCAATATGGTACACGTTGCTGTGCTTGGTAACCATGTGGAGTACACACCACACTGGATGGATGCCAAGGAACTCGCCGCCGGCCGCTTCATCCCGCGCCCGATCAAGGTGGGCGACAGGGTGTCGATGGGTTGCGGCGTCGCTCGGGTGGTCGGGCTGGACGGCGAAAGAGCGTGGATCAAGTGGGATGGCGATGGTTCGTACAGCACCCGTCACACCGCCGATCTGGAGCCGGTCAATGATTGACCGTGATCGCCCGGCTTGACGTAGCGATAGTCACAGGCTATTGATTGCCAATCTGCACAGACGCGCCCGCCGGTTTTCCGAGCGGGCGTTTTGCGTTTTCAACCAGGAGCAACATCATGGGTTCCTCGACCAAATCCAAGGGCGGCATCAAGGGCAAGGACGGCAACGCCTCGACCGGCCAGTCCATGAAGGGCGCCAGCGCCATGGCCAAGGGCGGCGTCATGAAGGCCGGCAAGGGCGGGAAGTGCTGAGGCACTGAATGGCCTATCCCGCTGCCGCCGACTTCATCATCCAGCGCATCACGGACGGTGAGAGCGTCCGCAAGATCTGCGCCGATGAAGGCATGCCGTCCCAGTCGATGTTCTATCGCTGGCTGGCTGATCCGGAAAACGCTGATCTCCGGGAGAAATACGCGCGTGCGAAAGAGGCTCAAATGGAGCGCTTCGCCGACGAGATCATCGAGATTTCCGACGACACGTCGAAGGACACGCACGTCACCGTCTACGAGGACGGCAACGAGCGCACGTCGCCGAACACCGAGTGGATCAGCCGCTCTCGGCTCCGGGTGGACAGCCGCAAATGGCTCATGAGCAAGCTCGCGCCGAAGAAGTACGGCGACAAGCTCGAGGCCGAGGTCAAGGGCGGCATCACCGTGACGATCGTCGATGACTGGGCGCGGTCGCGAACTGATCCTGCCGGCTAACGGCTGGCAGGCCCGCGACTACCAGTTGCCGCTGTGGCGGTACCTGCGCGGCGGCGGTAAGCGTGCTGAGTGCATCTGGCACCGCCGATCGGGCAAGGACGAGGTCGCCCTGCACTGGGAGTGCATCGCGGCCATGCAGCGGCCGGCGACGTACTGGCACCTTCTGCCGCAACAGACGCAGGCCCGCAAGGCCGTGTGGGACGCAGTAAACCCGCACTCCGGGATGCGCCGCATCGACGAGGCGTTCCCGCACGAACTCCGCTCGACGACGCGCGAGAACGAGATGACGATCCGCTTCGTCAACGGGTCGATGTATCACCTCGTCGGCAGCGACAACTTCAACTCGCTGGTCGGCTCCCCGCCCGCGGGTGTCGTCTTCTCGGAATGGGCGCTGTCCGATCCGGCGGCCTGGGGCTTCCTGCGGCCGATCCTGGCCGAAAACGGCGGCTGGGCGCTGTTCATCACGACACCTCGCGGCAACAACCACGCCAAGACGATGCTCGACGATGCCCGGCGGCATCCCGAGACGTGGTTCAGCGAGGTGCTCCCGGCGACGAAGACCGGTGTGTTCTCGGCGGCCCAGCTCGAGGAAGAGCGCCGCGCCTACATGGCGCAGTTCGGCGCCGACCAGGGCAGGGCGCTCTACGAGCAAGAGTACCTGTGCAGCTTCGACGCTGCAGTCCTCGGCGCGTTCTACGCCGAAGAGCTTCGCTTGGCGCGCGAGGAAAAGCGCATCGGCGTCATTCCGATCGACCGCATGGTGCCTGTGCATACGGCCTGGGATCTTGGCTACACCGACGCAACCGCGATCTGGTTCATTCAGGTCGTGGGCCGCGAGGTGCGTGTCGTCGACTACCACGAAGAAGGCGGCGCCGGCCTCGACCACTACGCCAAGGTGCTCGACGAGAAGAAGCGCGAGCACAACTGGCGCTATGCCGACGGCAACAACGGCGCCGAGCACTGGTTCCCGCACGATGTGGAGCACCACGAGCTCACGACGGGCCTGAGCCGGGCGCAGACGCTGCGCACCCTCGGCATCAACCCGCGCGTGGTGCCGGTCGCGCACGTCATGGACGGGATCAACGCAACCCGGCGGATGCTCGCCCGGGCCTGGATCGACGAGAAGCGCTGCGAGCGCGGGCTGAACGCGCTGCAGGCTTACCGGCGCGAGTGGGACGAAGTGAACCGCATCTTCAAGGCCAAGCCGTTGCACGATTGGTCTTCGCATGGCGCCGATGCGCTGAGGACGTTCGCGATGGGCTTTGGCGATGACAGCGCACCGGCCGGCAGCCGCGCCTATCAGCGGCCTCGCCGGAGCGGCGGAACAAGCTGGATGGCGGCATGAACGACAAGCGCATCGAAGATCTCGCTCGTCACCTAGCCCGTGCTTCCGGCTGGAAGCCGATTGAGGGCTGGGGAGGTCCACCCATGCCAGACGAAAACACGCTCGTCTCGCTCGGCCAGCCTGAACTGGTGCGGGCACCAGTGAGAGCTTGGATTTCACGCGATAACGTGCCCGTGTGGCATCTGTTCGTGGAGACAGCGGCTGCCGCGCTCGACTGGCTCGATAGCAATCCCGCATGATCGGCGACCTGGAATCCGACACGCCGCCGGCTGCGGCCGACGACGCCCCAGAGCGCGACACCGACGACGCCGAGGAACTGTTCCTCCAGGCCAAGGACTGGTATCGCCTCGATCAGCACCACGCCGAGGACTGGCGCAAGGACGCCAAGGAAGACTTCGATTTCGTCGCCGGGAAGCAGTGGAGCGACGAAGACAAGGAAATCCTCAAGGAGCAGCTTCGCCCGGAAGTGACCTTCAACCGCATCGCGCCCACCGTGGAAAGCGTGATCGGGATGGAGATCGGCAACCGCCGCGAGGTCCGCTACATCCCGCGCCAGCAGGGCCAGGAGCAGGTCGACGACGTGCTCACTGCGGCGGCCGAATGGTGCCGCGAGCAGTGCGACGCCGAAGACGAGGAGTCGGACTCCTTCTTCGATATGGTCGTCTGCGGGATGGGCTGGATCGACACCCGGCTCGATTACGAAACCGAGCCGGACGGGATGATCGTCGAGGAGCGCATCGACCCGCTCGAGATGCTCTGGGACGCCTCGGCCCGCAAGCGCAACCTGATCGACGCCCGCCGGACCTGGCGCATCAAGACGATGCCGATCGCCGACGCGCGCGTGCTGGCGCCAGACGCTGATGACGAAGACCTCGACGCCTCCTGGGCCCGGTCGGAGGACAAGAAGTCCCCGCACAACGCTGATCCGCAGGTGGCTTACCAGCAGGACATCGGCCGCGAGGACAAGCCGTCCCCGAAGGACGTGACGATCGTCCACCTGCAATGGTGGGAGCGGGAGACGTTCTATCGCGTCGCCTTCAACGGGCAGGTTGAGAGCGTCGACGAGAAGGACTGGCCGAAGTTCAAGGCGCGCGCCGAGGCAGCGCAGGCCGCGGGAGCCATCCAGGGCGGGCTAAAGGCCGTGCGGCAGGTCCGCAAGGTCTACAAGCAGGCGCTGATCGGTGCCAAGGTGCTGAGCCACGGCCCCGGGCCCTGCGAGGGGCATTTCTCGTGGGAATGCATCACCGGCAAGCGCGACCACAACAAGGGGACGTTCTACGGGCTGGTGCGGGCGATGAAAGACCCTCAGCGCTGGGCGAACAAATGGCTCAGCCAGTCCATGCACATCCTGAACACCAACGCGAAGGGCGGGTGGTTTGCCGAGCGCGGCGCCTTCGAGAATGACCGCGACGCCGAGGACGGGATTGCACGGAGCGAGCGCATCACCTGGATGAAAGCCGGCGCGCTCGCCGGCAACCGCATTCAGCCGAAGGAGCCGCCGGCCTTCCCGTCGCAGCTCGCTGAGCTCCTGCCCTACGCCGTGTCGTCGATCCGCGACGTTTCGGGCGTCAACGTCGAGCTTCTGGGCATGCGCGAGGCCGATCAGCCGGCCGCGCTCGAGGAAAGCCGCAAGCAGGCCGGGATGGCGATCCTCGCCTCGCTCTTCGACAGCCTGCGCCGGTTCAGGAAACGGCAGGGACGAATCCTCCTGTACCTGATCACGCACTACATCGCGGACGGCCGGCTGATCCGCGTCGTGGGCGACGAAGGCGCGCAGTACGTCCCGCTGATCCACAAGCCCGGCATGGCCGAGTACGACGTCATCGTCGATGACCAGGCGACGTCGCCCAACCAGAAAGAGCGGGTCTGGGCCACGCTGGTCCAGATGCTGCCGATCCTCGGCAAGACGCTCGACAAGTCGGACTGGGCGATACTGATGGAATACTCGCCCTTGCCCGCGTCGGTGGTCGAGAAGTGGAAGCAGAAGGCGCAGGACGACGCCGCGCAGCAGCAGCCGATCCAGGAGCAGGGCATCCAGCTCCAGATGGCCGAGGGCCAGGCCAAGGTGAAGCTCCTCGGCGCGCAGGCCGATCTGGCCGAGGCGACGGCGGCGATGAATGCAGCCAAGACCGGCGGCCCTCAGAGTGGCACGGACGCGGGCGCGGCGCAGCTTGACTACGAGCGGGCGCTCGCCGGCGAGGAAACGAAGCGCATGGGCATTGCCGCCAGCCTGCAGGGCAAGCGCGAGGAAATCGCCTCCCGCCAGCAGGCGGACATGGCGAAGCTCGCCACGCAGCAGCAGACTGAGCGCGAATGGATGGCGCAGGACGCCGCGGTCCAGGCCCACAAGGACCGCGTGAGCGCGGGCGCGAAGATGGTCGGCGCCGGGATTGCCGCGGCGGCCCGGCCCAAGCCGGCCGCCAACAGCCGATAGGAGCACGATATGGCATCACTGATCGCCTCGGCAGTCCGGGGAACGGGAACGGCTGTCTCCGTCACCCGGACGGCGGACACCAACGCGTACACGGCGGGCAAGGTCATCGGCACCGGAACCGGCTCGGGCGGCGCGGTCATCAAGTTCGCCAACGTGCGCCTCGATGGCGGCGGCGAGTTCATGGTCACGTCGACCGAGCTCGAGATCGACGATACCGCGGTCATCTCCGGCGAGACGAGCTACAATCTTTGGCTGCACAGCGCGACGCCAGCCAGCGCGCTCGGCGACAATGCGGCATTCGACATTTCGAGCGCGGATCGGGCCACCCTGATCGGAAAGGTTTCGCTCGGGACGCCCGTCGATGAGGGTTCGACGCTCTACGTCCAATCGGACGGCCTCAACAAGCAGATCAGCCTCGCCGGCGCCGATCTGTACGCCTATCTCGTGACCGTCGGCGGCTACACACCATCCTCGGCGCGCGTCTACAAGGTGACGCTGCACGGATTCCCGCTGTAGCATGGGCAGGGTTCCCGTTCCGCTCGGAGTGCCGGGGTGGGTCACGTCGGACTATGCGGCGTTCGGGGTGCGCCCGACGCTGGCACTCCAGTTCGCCAAGGGGCGGGCTTGGTCTATTCGGGGCGGCGCGGTCACGCCCGAAAGTCTGCTCACCGTCTCGCGCGCCTCGGCGGCCTACATCGACGACTTGAGCGGCAACTGGTCGAGCGTCAACAGCGGCATCCTGCGGCGGACGAACAAGGGCGCGCTAATCGAGGAGAGCCGGACGAACTCGCTCCGCAACAACTCGATGCAGGGGGCGGTGGCGGGCACGCCGGGGACGCTGCCGACGAACTGGTCGGCCACGCTCGCAGGGCTGACGCAAACTGTGGTCGGCACTGGGACAGCGAATGGTATCGACTACGTTGACATCCAGTTCTCAGGCACTACGAGCGGCACTGGATTCCAGATTGGGCTGGAAACCAGCACGGCAATTGCTGCCACGACGGGGCAAACGTGGTCAGCTTCAGCGTTTTTCGCGCTTGTCGGGGGCGACTTCACCAACATAACCACGATAAAGTGGAGGCTTTCCGAGCGAACGAACGTCGGAGGTCTTGTTCAGAATGACGACGGATCGGACTTCAAGGCGTCGATTACTGCAAGTCTTGGCCGCATCAGCCAGATTACAACCCTGTCAGGCGGCGGAACGACCGCAAATCTGCAGCCGCTGATAAGTCTTGGCTGCAACAACACGTCTGCGGTCAACTTTACGATCCGCATCGGCTGGCCCCAGCTAGAGCTAGGCGCGTTCGCCACGTCTCCGATCCGCACGACCAGTGCGGCGGCGACGCGGGCGTCGGATGTGGTGACGGTGACGCGACTACCCGGAACGGGGGACACGCTTACCGCTTACGCTGCGTTTATTGCTCCAGTTTCATTGGGTGGTGTCAACCGTGATGTTGTCGTGTTTGCTGATGCAGGCGTGACAAACACAGAAATCCTTTTTATAAACCCAGGCAGCGCCCGCAATGCATCGCAGAACGCTACCGCAAGCGCGGCAAGCCAGGGCCGGATAGACGTTGCCGCAGCCTTTTCAGCCGGGGCTTCTGTCAAGGCGGCTTTTGCCGCTACGCTCAACGATCGCGCGGTAACGTCGAATGGTGGCGCGGTGTCTACATCGGGCACGAACGGGGCGAAGCCTGCCTTCACCACCATTGGCATCGGCTCCGATGGTTCCGGCAACTCGATCTTGAATACCTACATCACCGACATCGCCGTCTGGGCCTCGGCGCGCATCCCCAATGCCGGTCTGATCGCGGGGACGACATGATCGATCATTTGCTCCGCTTCGCTGACGAAGCAGCGGCCATCGCGGCCTGCCCGCAATACCGCACGCCAGCATCCGATGATGCCCCGGCCGGCTGGCGGAGAAACATCTGCTTTCCCGGCTGCACTGTGACGACCGTTGCGGGCGACGGCACCGAAACCGTGCTGCCCTACTGGTATCTCTGGGTGTCGCTGCCGGCGCAGGATGCGGCGCTCACGGCCATCTCGACCATCGTCACGGACTCGGATGCCTACGACCGCGGGCAGCCGTTCATCCTGTTCTCGCGCCTGCCGACCGATCAGCTGTCGCAGTACCGCATCAGTCCGGTACGAGCCGGGACGGACTATCCCTTCGGCGTCGCGGTCTGAGACCCTTCGCACGCGCCGGGCGAAATCGGCGCTTCGCAAGCCAGGGCGAAACAATGGCAAACGAACTGAGCAAGACGGACGAAGCCGCATTCGCGGCGATGCAGCGCGAGGAAGAGGCCCCGGCGCCCCCTCCGGAGCCCGAGAGCGAGGAAGAGACTGCACCGGAGACGGAAAGCGAGGACGATGCCGCGGCCGATGCCGTCGAAGGCCGCGGACCTCACGTCAAGATCGTCCCGCATGAGGCGCTTCACGAGGAGCGTTCCGAGCGGCGCCGGCTCGAAGTGGAGAACCGCAAGCTCGCCGAGGAGCGGGCTCTGTTCGAGGGGCGGCTTCAAGCCGTCCTCGGCATGCGCGAGCATGGGCAGCGCCAGGCCGAGCCGGCGGCGCCGGAAAAGCCCGATATCGCCACGGACCCGATCGGCGTCATCCAGCACCTGGAGCGCCAGATCGAGGAAATCCGGGCCGGCGGGCAGCAGTCGGCCGAAGAGCGGCGCCAGCAGGCGCAGATTGCCAGCCTCGCCCAGGCCGCGGTGGCCGACGCGCAGCAGTTCCGGGCCAAGACGGCCGACTACGGCGACGCTTACCAGTTCTTCCGCGAGAACCGGGCGGCTGAGTTGCAGGCGTATGGCGTGCCGGCAGACCAGATCCCGGCCATCATCGGCCAGGAAGAGCTTCAGATCGCGCACGGTGCCTTTCAGCGCCAGCAGAGCCCGGCCGAGGTGCTCTACAACGTCGCCAAGCATCGCGGCTACAAGCCCAAGGCTGCCCCTCCGGCGGCCACGGAGCAGATCGACCGCATTGCCGGCGGCCAGGAGCGATCGAGGACGCTTTCGAGCGCTGGCGGGGGCGCCACGGAGACGGGGATGACGGCCGAGAGGCTGCTAAAGATGTCCCCGGCCGAGTTCGACGCATGGACGGCCAAGAACCCGACCAAGACCAAGCGGCTGATGGGCGGCTAAAGCCAGCTCGAGTAGCAGTGTGTAGGTCGGCGGACCCTAAGCGCTTCGCCTTTCCGGTGCGCGACAAACCGGCTGCGCTGCTCGCGGCGAAATGCGGGCGTCTGAACCCAGATCCTTCAACATCCCCTGAAAGGGACCATTCATGGCAACGACGACCTATGGCGTCAACGACGCCATGGCAGTCAAGCTGTGGTCGAAGAAGCTGGCGGTCGAGGCGCTGAAGTACACCGCGATCGCCCCGCTTATCGGCTCCGGCTCGGACTCCATCATCCAGCTCAAGGACGAACTGTCCAAGGGCCCCGGCGACAAAGTGACCTACGGCCTCCGCGTCCAGCTCTCCGGCGACGGCGTGTCCGAAGGCGAAGTGCTGCAGGGCAACGAAGAGTCGCTGACCACCTATTCGGACTCGGTGGTCATCAACGAGCTCGCCCACGCGGTGAAGGTGCGCAACAAGAACCGCATCGACCAGAAGCGCGTTCCCTTCGACCTCCGCGACGAGGCGAAGTCGGGCCTGCGCGACTGGTACGCCAAGCGCATGTCGGTCTCGGCCTTCAATCAGCTCTGCGGCAACGTCGCCGAGAGCCGGATCAAGTACACCGGCCTGCAGGCGACGATCGCGCCCTCGTCTGGCTCGCGCCAGATGTGGTGCTCGGCCTCGCACACCACGGATGAAACCCTGGCGGCCGGCGACGAGTTCAAGCTCAAGTACATCGACTACGCCGTCGAGGAAGCGAAGACCTCGACCGCGACGAGCGGCCCGATCCGGCCGGTCATGATCGGGGGCGAGGAAAAGTATGTCCTCTACCTCCACCCGACGCAGGTGACCGACCTGCGCACGGACGCCTCCACGGCCGGCAACTGGTTTGACATCCAGGCCAAGGGCATCCAGGGCGGGCAGATCAGCAAGAACCCGATCTACACCGGGGCGCTCGGCGAGTACAACGGCGTCATCCTGCGGTCGGCCTACGACATCACGCAGGGATGCAACTCCACGACCAGTGCCACGGTGGCGAATACCCGCCGTGCGGTGCTTCTCGGGGCACAGGCGATGATGTGCGGTTTCGCGATGGACGCGGACGCCGCCACCTTCACCTGGGTCGAGGAGCTTTTCGACTACGAGCGCGAGCTTGGCGTGTCGGCGCAGACCATGTTCGGCATGAAGAAGACCCAGTTCAACTCGGTCGACTTCGGCGTGATCGTGCTCTCGTCCTACGCGATCAAGCACGGCGGCTTCACCTCCTAAGGAGAACTGACAATGGCAACGGGAACCGCTGGGACTCAGGCCCGTCAGTTCGACTGGCAGGCGATCCACTACCTTCGCAAGAAGGTGAACTACAACGATGCCGGCATTGCGACCGCCGACACCGTGAAGGTCGGCATTTTGCCCAACGGCGCGGAGATCTTGTTCACCAAGGTCCGCGTCGCGACGGCATTCAATGCCGCAACCACGAACGTCCTCACCGTGGGCACGTCGACCGGCAGCGATGCCGATCTCGTGTCGGCGGGCGACGTCGACGAAGGCACGGCCGGCACCACGATCTGCTGGCGCGGTGCCGACGTGGCGATCTCCGCCGATACCACGATCTACGCCAAGTACACGCAGACCGGCACCGCCGCGTCGGCGGGTGTGGCGTACATCGTCGTCGCCTACGTTCCCAACAACGACCTGTAAGGAGGGCGGATCAATGTCGACTGCTCTTTCGATCGATGGCGTCCTCAAGGGCGTGTCTACCGCGGTTGCGGCAGGCGCCACCCTCACGCTGGCCGCCGACAAGCACTCGGGCAAGACGATCCTGCTCGACACGGCGGCCGGGTCCGTCGTGACACTGCCGCAGGCCACCGGCACCGGCTATCGCTACCGGTTCGAGGTTTCGGTCCTCGCGACCTCGAACAGCCACAAGGTGCAGGTCGGCAACTCGACCGACGTGATGGAAGGGCTTGCCTTCGGGTCGCGCATCGACTCCGGCAACGCCGTTCTCGGCTTTGCCACGTCGGCCACCTCCGACACCATCACGCTCAACCGGACCACGACGGGCTCGGTAAGCGTCGGCGAGTGGATCGAGATCTGGGACAAGGCGACGGGTGTGTTTCACGCCCAGGTCTTCGGCACCGCTACCGGCGGTGCCTACGCCACGCCGTTCTCGGCGGCGGTGTAGTCCTCATGAAACTGAGCATCGCGGGCGTGAGCGTCATGCTCGCGATGCCCACCCATCGAGACCTGCCGCCGGAGACGGTCGGCAGCCTCCTCGACACGCAAGCGGCCTGCATCGAGTACGGCGTGCCGCTGCAAGTCTATTTCGGCAAGGGCTCGTCCCTCGTCCACCATTCCCGCAGCAAGATCGCCTGGCAGTTTCTGCAGACGAGCTTCAACCGCATCTTCTGGATCGATAGCGACCAGGCGTGGCGGGCGGACGCCTTCCTGCGCTTGCTGGCGCTCTCCACGGTCAAGGATGTGGTCTGTGCGGCCTATCCGCATCGGCGCGACCCGCCGGGATTCTTCCTGACGCCGCTCGGCGCGGAAGTGGAGGCCGACGAACACGGCTGCATTGCGGTCAAGGAACTCGGCCTCGGCTTTGCGTGCGTGCAACGGCATGTGGTCGAGGAACTGGCCGCCAAGGCACCCTCGGCGCGCTTTTCCGACGTGAACGACGGCCAGCCGATCCCGCACATCTTCCGCATGGGCATCCGGGATGGCTTCGCGGTCGGCGAGGATTGCGCGTTCTTCGAGGACGTGCGCGGCCTCGGCTACTCGGTCCACGTCGATCCGACCATCACGCTCGGGCATATCGGCCCGAAGGTCTTTTCCGGCTCGCTGGCCGGCTTTCTCGGGCGGCCGGCCTGATGTGGCTGGCACAGCTCACCCTCATGCGCGGTGACATCGCTGCGCATGAGGCCAAGGACCGGGTTGCGGACCTCGGACACCCGCAGCCCGAGGCGCCGAAGCCGCCGGACACGGCTTCGGACGCTGCGCGCGGGCCGGCGGTGGCGCCCGCCGTGCCCGCGCCACCCTCCCGCAAGCGCGGCAAACGCAAGGGCAAGCGCTGATGGCCTATACGTTGGGAGACCTGAAATCGCGGATTGCCGATGACCTTGCCCGGTCGGACCTGTCGGCCCAGATCAGCAACGCCATCACCGACGCGATCGAGCACTACAAGACGACCCGGTTCTACTTCAACGAGAAGACGGCGAACAACCTGACGACGTTTTCCACGGTCGTTGCCCAAGCCTATTACACGTCGGCCGATAGCCCGGACATCCCGCTTTTCTTCGAAATCGACGACATTTTCTGCAACATCGGCGGCATTAATCGACCGCTGCGCCTGCGCGATGCCGACACGCTGCAACTTCTGATCAGAACCAATTTGGTGCAAGGCGATCCCTACGACTGGGCTTGGATGGGGGATCAATTGATCTTTTACCCGCTCCCGAACGCGGTGCGCACAATCACGATGATGGGCGCCTACGAAATCCCGGCGCCGACGAGCGACACCGACAGCACGAACGTCTGGATCAGCGAGGCATTCGAACTCATCCGCTGCTATGCGAAATTCCTCCTGTTCGGCCACGTCATCCGGGACATGGATCAGGCCGGCGACATGGCTCAGCTTGCCCAACTGGCGCTCGGCAAGCTGGAGGCCAAGACATCGCTGAAGCGCGCCACCGGGCGCGTTGCGCCGACGGAGTTCTGATGCCCGCTTTCGCGCCCTGGGAGCCCGATGGGTGGAACCTCAACGCCGAAGCCTCGCAGGAGGCGCTGGGCGTGCTCCCGAAGTCGAACAGCTACGGGCCTCTCCCGCAAGCGGCGGTGGGCTCGGCCGCGGCCGGGACTGTCATCCGCGGGGCCTTCGCAGCCCGCACGGCCGGCAACGCCATCGCCATCTACGCCATGTCGGCGACCAAGGGCTACCAGTTCGGCGGCTCGGTGTCGGCCGCCTGGACGGACATCTCGCGCCTCGCCGGCGGCGCCTACGGGCTCGCCACGGACGAATACTGGTCGATCAAGCAGTACGGCTCGACGCTGATCGCGGCCAACGGCAGCGACGTGGTGCAGTACATCGACGTGGACTCCGGCAGCAACCTCGCGGCGCTCGCCGGCAGCCCGCCGAACTCGCGCTACGTGGAGGTGGTCGGCGACTTCGTGCAGCTCGGCGCCACCGCGACCAGCCGGCGATCGGTGAAGTGGTCGGGCCGGAACGACGCCGCGACCTGGACGGCCTACACGAAGGACAGTGACAGCCAGGTCTTCCCGGACGGCGGCGACGTCATGGGCATGGCGGGGTACGAGCTCGGCGGGCTCGTCTTCCAGACGGAGACGGTGCGCCGGCAGGTGGCGCGCACGGATGCCGCGATCTTCGAATTCCACCGGATCGACGCCGCCCGCGGCACGCCGTCGCCCTATTCGATCGTGAAGGATGGCGGCGACGTCTACTACTACTCGACCAACGGCTTCATGCGGATCGGGGCCGATGGCTCGATCTCCAATATCGGCGTGAACCGGGTCAACGACTGGTTCGCGGGCGCCAACCCGGACTGCAACAAGAGCCGGTTCAAGGCGATCATCGGCGCGCTCGACCCGCTCGTCCGGCGCATCTTCTGGCTCTACCCGCGCGCCGGCAACGCCTCCTCGACCACACTGGACGGCCTGATCGTCTACGACATCGAGCGGGACAAGTGGACGCACGCCTCCTGTGCGCTGACCTACATCTTCACGGCCTACACCGCGGGGACCACGCTGGCCGCGCTGGCGGCGCTCTACTCGACGCTGAGCAGCGTCCCGTATCCCTTCGGCTCGGATGTGTGGCGCGGCGGCGCTCCGGGCCTGGCGGCCTTCGACGCGAACAAGAAGATGTGCTTTTTCACCGGCACGCCGACTGCGGCCAGCGTGCAGACCGCGACCTTTGACCCGATCCCCGGCGGCCGGGCCTTCATCCGCGGTTTCAGGCTCAACGGCGATCCGATGAACGCAACCGGCAAGGTCGGCGGCACCGAGCGCCCGCAGACGGCGCCCGTCTTCGGCGCGGCGCAGAGCATCAACGCGCAGGGGCGCATCCCGGCGCGGATCTCGACCCGCATCGCGCAGGTCCAGATCGACGTGCCGGCGGGCGTAGCCTGGAACGACCTCGCCGGCATCGATTTCGAGCCGGGCGACATCACCCCGGACGGGAGGCGTTGAAATGAGCACGTCAGAGACGGTCCGGGCCTGGTCGACGACGGCCGCGAGCAACGCCAGCGCCGATGGCGCGATCTCGTCGAGCGACGCGCAGTCGCCCGACACGCTCGACAACAACGTCCGCTCCATCATGGCGGCCGTGAAAAAGCAGATGAACGATATCGGCGGCTCCCTGGCTGCCGGCGGCACTGCGAACGCGCTCACGGTCACGACCGGGCAGGTGCTCGAGAGCGGGCAGCTCACGGACGGGCTGCGGCTCTTGCTCAAGGCGACGGCGGACAACACGTCGGCGACCGTCACCTTCGCCCCGGACGGGCTCACGGCCTACAACATCAAGCGCGCGGACGGGACGCCGCTCGCCATCGGCAGCATCCAGACGGGGATGTACCTCGATCTGGTCTACAATTCGGGCGCCACCGAGTGGCGGGCGGCGAACATCGCACCGGCGGCGGCGCCAGGCGCCATCGCGACGGGGCAGCTTTTCGGGCTCACCCTCAGCAACGACGGCTCCTCGCCGAATACGGTCATCGATATCGCGGCGGGCTCCTGCCGGGACTCGACCGATATCGACAACATGGTCCTCGGCGCCTTCACGAAGACCACCGGAAGCTGGGCGGTCGGCACCGGCAACGGCGGCCTGGATACGGGCAGCGTCGCGAACTCGACCTGGTACCACGTCTTCGTCATCAAGCGGCAGGATACGAACGTCGTCGACGTGCTCCTGTCGACCTCGGCGACCTCGCCGACCCTGCCGACCAACTACACGCTCTTCCGGCGCATCGGCGCGATCAAGACGGACGGCTCGGCGCACATCCTGACATTCACCCAGGACGGCGATCGCTTCCGGTGGAAGGCGGCTTCGGTCCTCGACGTGAACTCGGCCAATCCGGGCACGTCGGCCGTGACAGCGACGCTCACCGTGCCGACTGGCGTCGTCGTGTGGGCGGACATCACGTTCCAGATCAGCAACCAGACGACGGGCACCATCGGTGCGCTGGTCACGGCCCTGGATGAGACTGATCGGGCAGCCACCAGCACGGAGCGCAGTTACCGGACGGGCGGCTCGACGGGCGTCTTCACGGCCCAGGCGATGCTGGTCAAGACGAACACCTCGGCGCAGATTCGCTACCGCCTGTCGGCGTCCGGCGCCAGTGACACGGTGCTGCTCTACACCTTCGGCTGGATCGACGTGCGCGGGCGGCTCTACTGATGGCCGCAGTCTATCCGCTCAGCAACTACTGGACCAAGCACAAGGCGCTCGCCGACAACACGCTCACCACGGTCTACACGTGCGGCGAGCAAGGCGAACTAGCCTTCGACGTGACGGATATCCAGGTCGCGGCGACCACGGCCAATGCCGACACCTGCTCGCTCTACCATAGCTCCGGCGGCACGGACTGGTGTCTCGTGTTCCTTGGCGCGGTCGGCGCTGCGGCGCCGCTCGCGTTCGAGGGCAAGCCTATCCACATGGTTCCGGGTGACGCGATCAAGGCCCAGGCCACGGCGGGCGCCACCCACACGCTGCACGTCATGATCTGCGGCGTGAAATCGACCCGCAGCCCGAAAAAGGAAGCGCAGGCATGAGCCTCTTTGGCGGCAGTTCCCAGGTCGATATTGGGAAATACATCAACAATATCGGCAGCGACGCGCAGAGCCTCTACAAGTCGGGCGCGGGCTTCAAGGCGCCGAATTTCCAGGCCTACACGCCCATGTCTTCGCAGACCCAGGGCGCTCTGTCGGGGATGTACGGGCAGGCGCAGAATGCGGGGCCTCTGTCGGGCTTCGCCGACCGCATGAACACCGACTACCAGGGGCTTCTGTCGGGATCGAGCAACGCGGCCTTCGGTCAGGCGGTGCAGAGCCAGTCCGACCAGATGCTGAACGACATCCAGCGCCAGTTCGGCGGCATGGGCCGGCTCGGCTCGGCGGCCGACACCGGGGCGCTGACGACGCAGCTCGGCAACTTCCGCAGCCAGGCGCTCGCAAGCAACTGGAACCAGAACATCGCCAACCAGCGCGGCATCCTCGGCGACATGAGCCAGAACCTGCCGGCGGCGTGGCAGGCCCAGATGATGCCCTACCAGGCGCAGCTCGGCGTCGGGCAGGCATACGACGCGCAGGCCCAGAAGGCGCTGCAAGCCCGGATCGACAAGTTCAACACGAACCAGCAGTCGGGCTGGAACCGGCTCGGGGCGTATTCCGGCATCCTGTCGGGCGTCGGCAACACGGCGACGCAGGCCGGGCTGGTCAAGCCTCCGTCGAACCCGCTCGGCGGTCTCCTCGGCGGCGGCCTGATGGGTGGCCAGCTCGGCAACTCCATGGGCGGCTATGGCGGCATCGGTGCCGGCCTCGGCGCGCTCGGCGGCCTGCTTGCGGGGCTCTAGGCCATGATCGACCTCAGCCAGTTCTACCAGACGTTCGACCCGAACCTGGGGCAGCCTGGATTCAGCGTCGGCGTGCCGCAGCCGGGATCGTTCAATCCGGCTCCGTCCTCGGGAGTCCTGTCGGGCGCTCCGCCACCGGGGCCGCTGTCGGGCTCGCCCGGCGGCAGCTTCTGGAATCAGGCGTGGATCGGTCCGGTTGCGGCGGCGCTTCTCGGCGGGCGCACCTTCCGCGGCAGCATGGCCGGAGCGGCACAGGCCGTCGCGCAGACCATGCCCATGGAGCAGAAGCGGCAGGCGCTGAATGCGTGGCTGCAGGCCAAGAGCAGCGGCGACCCGGCGGCGCTCGATGCGGCACAGACGAAGCTCATGCAGGTGGACCCGGACCTCGCGCAGAGCGTCGTGGCGAACCAGATGGCGCCGCATCGCGAATGGAGCCCGATCGGCACCAACCTCCTTGGGCAGACGCAATATGGATTCGTCGACCCGTTCAACCGCACGGTGGAGCCGGGTGCTTCGCTGACGGGCTCGCCGGCCGGCGGCCAGCCATCGCAGGATCCGAATGCCGCAGTGCCGAACGGCGTCTACGACTCGCTTTCCTCCCCGCAGAAGGCGCAGGTCGACCAGATGCTTCAGGGCAAGATGCCATTCCCCGGCGGCATGGCGCTCAAGACGCCCTACTGGATCACGCTCATGCAGGCGGCGAACGAGCGCGCGCAGCAACTTGGCGATCCGGGCGGCTTCGATGCGACGCAATGGCCGGTAAGGCTCAAGGCGAAAGAGGACTTTACGTCGGGCAAATCGGCGCAGACCATCACGGCCGGGAATACGGCAATCGGTCACCTCGGCGACCTTGACGCGCAGGTGGACAAGCTCGGAAACTTCTCGGGCGTCCCACTCGCCAACTACGCTCTGAATGCCGCTCGGAACGCCGTCAAGGGCGCCAGCGGCACGGCGATCGAGCTTCAGAAGTTCGACGCCATCAAGTCGAAGTACAGCCAGGAAATCACCAAGTTCTACCGCGGCTCCGGCGGCAGCGAGGGCGACATTCAGGAGGCGATGCGCCAGCTCGACGGCGCCCGGTCACCCGAAGAGCTTCACGCCGTCGTCAAGGCGCAGGTGCAGCTTCTGCATTCAAAAATCTCGGCCCTACAGGATCAGTGGCACAGCGCCATGGGCGCGAGCGGCGGCGATTTCCCGATCATCTCGCCGAAGTCGCAATTGGTCCTGCAGCGAATCGCGCCGGAAGAACTGGCTGGCGGCGCCGCTTCGGCCGCGCCCGCCGCTGGCGTCACGCACGTCTGGACCCCGCAAACCGGATTGCAGCCCGTCCAATGATGAACGTTGCAGGCCCCGGCGGGATTGTCGTCGCCTTCCCCGATGGGACGGACGCGGCGACGATCGATAGCGTCATGCGCCAGGCGACCGGCGGCGACGCGCCGGCGACGAAGGGCGATCGTCTGCCGATGGCGCCGGGTGCGGTCGCGCATCCCCAGCCGGGGCCGCCGACACCCGCCGCACAGGTCAATGCGCCGCCTCCCGATGCTGGCATCGGCGACGCCATCATCCGGCACGTCTACCAGGGCGCGACCTTCGGCTTCGGCGACGAGCTCGCGGCCGGCGTCGGCACGCTGCTTGGGCGGCCCTATGACCAGACGCTCGCTGATGCGCGGGCAGGGGATGCCGCGGCGGCGGCCAACCATCCCTACGTTTCCGCGGCCAGCCAGATTGCTGGCGCGATCCCGACTGCGCTGTTGGCGCCGGAGATGAACCTGATCCGCGCGCCCGCGGCGGCCGGCGCCGGGGCATCGCTTGCCACGCGGGCGCTGACCTCTCTCGGCCGCGGCGCGGCGAACATCGGCAATGCGGCGATCAATGGCGCCGCCTATGCCGGGCTGGCCGGATACGGTGCCGGCGAGGGTGGAGTGGACAACCGACTTGCCAGCGCAGGACAGAGCGCTGCGCTCGGGGGGGCAATCGGTGCTGCGGCGCCCGTCGTCGGGGCTGGCGTCCGCGCGGCCGGTGGTGCGCTCGGGCATCCGGTCGACGCGCTCAAGGCACTGTTCAATCCGGAGCAGCGGGCGGCTCAGGGCGTGGTCGACGCCGCGGTGCGCGACACCGGCAGCGTTGGCGCCGCTACACAGGCGCTGCAGGACATGGGGCAGGGTGGCGCGCCCGTGGCGCCGATTGACCTTGGCGAGACGAGCCGGGCACTCGGGCGGCAGGCGGCCAACCTCAACCCGGAAGCGCGGGCGACGCTCAATCAGGGCCTCGACGCGCGGGCGGCGACGCAGTTCGATCGCGTGAGCCAGGTGCTCGATGACGCCATGCCGGGCGCCAATGCGCCGGCTACGCGGGATCTCCTGCAGGCTGCCGCAGCTCGAGCGAACAAGCCGGCCTACGACGCGGCCTATCTGCAGGGCGCGGGCGGCGTCTGGCATGAGGGTCTGCAGCAATTGACCGCAGCGCCCGACATGCAAGCGGCGATCAAGGCCGCGACGGCCACCGGCGCCAACAAGGCGGCCGTGGAAGGCTTCCGGCCGCCGCAGAACCCGTTTCAGCCGGCGGGCGACGGGACGCTTGTGCTCAAGCCGGGCGTGAAGCCGACGCTGCAGTTCTGGGACAACGTGAAGCAGAACCTCGACGACATGATTTCGCGCTCGCAGCGGACCGGCGACAACGGCCAGGCGCGCGACCTCACCCGGATCAAGTCGCAGCTCGTCAGCTATCTCGATGAGGCGGTCCCGTCCTACAAGGCGGCTCGGCAGGGCGCCGCGGCCTTCTTCGGCGCCGACGACGCGCTCACGGCCGGGCAACAGTTCGCCAACATGAAGGTGACAGCCCAGTCCCTCGCCGACGCACAGAAGGCCGCGGCGAAGTTCTCGCCGGCCGAACGAAAGCTATTCGCGGAAGGGTACGCCACCGAGGTCAAGACGCGGCTGGCGAACGTCCCGGACCGGGCGAACATCGTGAACCGGATTTTCCAGTCTCCGGTTGCCCGGCAACAGTTTGAAATCGCGCTAGGGCCGCAAGCCGCGCGAGACATGGAAGCCGCCTTGCGCGTCGAGTCGATCATGGATCTTGGCCGGAAGGCGGTCCAGGGCAACTCCACGACCGCGCGTCAACTGATCGAATCGGGCCTCGCCGGGATGGGTGTCGGCGTCGCGACGTCGGGCGCCGATCCGTTCAATCCGATGACGTGGCTGAACCCGCGGACGATTATCACGGCGGCTTTGTCGGGAGTCGCCATCCGCGGCGGCCGCGCCGGCATCAACAGCATCAACGCCGAGGTCGCGAAACACGTCGCTAAGATGCTGGTTTCGCGCGACCCGCAGATCGTCCGCAAGGCTTACGCCATGATCGGCCGCAACCCGGCCATGATGGGAGCCCTCCGGCGCGGGCATGATCGGATTGCCAAGCTCTTCGCCCCAGTCATCGGGCGCGGGGTAGGGGGCCAGGGCGCGGCTGCGGCTCGCATGCCGATGCCGTCGATTGCGTCTGGCGTGCAGCCAGCCGAAGCCAACCAGAACGGCCAGCAGTGACCACGGCCGAAGCATGAGCATTGCCGCGGCGATGGCGATGACGGCCATCAGCGGCAGCGGTGAAGGATGAAGGTCCCGGCGCGGTCGGTGTAGGTGAGGGTGCCGGCGGCGCGGTCCTCGCGCAGGGTGACGCTCTGACGCGTCGACTTGGTGTCTCCGCCGTTCGCGCAGGACGCCACGACGCGATCGCCACGCGCTGAAACTAATGAACAACTCCACTCGCGGCCTTCGGCATCGCGAGTTGTGACAAGCATCCAGTCAGCCGGCTCGCCGGCAACGGGCGCCCCGCCAGCTTTGGCGACCTTGCACCCGTATTCGTCGCCATAGGCGCCGACGATCGGCAGTGAAGCAGCAAAAGCGGCAGGCGCGGCAAACATCGCCACCAGGGCGATGGCAACGGACTTCATGAGGGTTTCTCCCGATGGCATACGGCTTCGCCCCTTTGGGGTTCACGCCCGGCTACTCGCCGAATGTGGCGCGAGTGGACCCGCGCCTTGTCGAAATTCTGTCGGCGGCGGCGGCCTCGATGCCGAGTGGGTATCAGGTCACGGTCAGCGAAGGCTACAATCCGGCCGGGCACGTTGCGAACTCTCAGCACCACATCGCTGGTAGGGGCGCGCTCGATGTGCAGATCGTCGGCCCCGACGGGAAGATGATCCCGAACGAAGGGCCTGACAAGAGCGGCATGTACACCCGGCTGGCGCAGAACGCCTACGGGTACATGAAGCAGACCTATCCCGAGCTTGACGGCAAGCTGGCGTGGGGCGGATCGTTTGGCGTCTCCGGCAAGCGGCCGAACGTGCAAGACCTGATGCACTTCGACATCGGCGGCGAGCGCGGCGGCCTCGCCCCTCGGCTGGCGAAGCTCGGGCCGGCGCCCGCCGGTGCCGCTGCCATGGCCCTCGCCCCTGGCGGCCCGCCGCAGTCCCCCGCCGAGCAAGCCGCCGCAGCCATGGGCGCCGGGGGCGGCCGCACTCTCCGCCAGGGCATGCGCGGCCCCGACGTGGCGCAACTACAGCATACCCTCGGCATCTCGCCCGATGGCGTCTACGGCCCGCAGACCGCAGCCGCGGTGAAGGCATTCCAGCGATCGAACGGGCTCACGGCCGATGGCGTCGCCGGCCCGCGGACGTTCGGCGCGCTCGGTGGCGGCACGCTCCAGCAGCTTTCCAACCCGGCCGGCGGCACTCCGGTCCAGCCCGTCTCGTCGCAGGACTTCGCCGCGCCCGGCATGTTCCCCGGCGGCGCCCCCGGTGGCGTGCCCAACATCTCCATGCTGGCGAGCGGTGCGCCCGGCGTTTCGCCCGGCATCGGCGCCGCCGGCGCAATCGCCATGGGCAAGGGCGATCGCCTCGCGGCGCCGTTCACCCCCGCCGACAACCAGATGGCCGTGGGCCGCGATCTGCGTGGCGACCAACAGGGCATCTCCGAGCTTCGGCAAGGAATGCAGATGACCTCGCCGCAGGCCATGCTGGCCGCCGAGGCGCAGAACCCGCAGATCCCGGCCCAGTTCGACATGCAGTCCGGGCCGCCGCAGTTCGCCAAAGGGCCTATCGGTGGCGCTCCCGTGGCCGGCGGGCCGCCGAACGGCCTCGGCGTGCTCGATGCGACGGCGCGCGCCTCGCTCACGCCCGAACAGCGCGCCAAGCTCACCCCCGACAACATCGCCAGCGATGGCCTCGGCCCGCCGGCAGCCAACAAGGCCGTCTCCGACAAGATCGACAAGGCGCTGGCGCCGTTCCCGAGCTCGCCCGTCGAGGTGCAGATCGGCCAGCCGGCCGCAGCGCGCGGCAAGGCATACATCGGCGCTCCCGGCGGCCCGGCCGGCGCCGTTGCCCAGATGCCGCTGCCTCAGCCTCGCCCGAGCATGATGGCAGGCATCCCCGGCGGCCCAGGGCTGCCCGCTGGCGCGGCGAATGCCGGTTCGGGGCCGATGACAGCGCCGCTCTCGCTCGATGCAATCCAGACGCTCCAGGCGCTCAACGCGGACCATCCGCAGATCCCGGCCGGTCGCTTCGCCGATGAGCGGAACTTCACGCAGACGGCGGTGCCGTCCGGGCTCGATCGAGCGATGGCCGCTCGCGCCAATCCGCCTGGGGCGCCGGACCAGGGCGGCGGTCTCGACCTTGCCAACATCGGCCCCAATCTGCGCAAGGCGTGGGATAGCCTGTCGAACGACGTCGGCGGGGGCGCGTCGGCGTTCTTCGGCCCGGGCGGCCCAATCTTTCAGGCTTCGGACGCCCTCAGGAACGGGCTTGGCATCGGAGGCGCGCCGCCAGCGCAGGCGGCCCCTCAGCAACCCCCGCCGCAGGCGCCGTCGTTCGACATGGAGCGCTTCGGACCGCAGAGCATGGCCGCGCCTGGCGGCCCCGGCACGTCGACGCTGATGGCGATGCTCGGCAAGGGCGCCAACGCTATGTTCGGGGTCCAGCCGGCGAACGCGGCAGAGCCCGCAGCGATGGGCATGGACGCGTTCAACGGGCGCTTCGGCGACAATCCCGCGCCCGCAGCCATTACGCCCGCCGGCGGCCCTCCTGGCGTCCCCGGCGTCACCTTCGGCGGCCAGCCCGGCGGCGTCCCCGGCGCGTACCAAATGGGGGCCGGCACAGCCAACCCCGGCGGCAGGCAGCAGAGCATCGCCGGCCTCGGCCTGCGCACGCTCGCGGGCGGCGCCATCGGCGGGCTGGTCCGCACCCTCCTCGCCGGCCCCGGCCAGCAGGGCAACTCGATCAGCTACCCCGGCGCGTCCTATCCCGGCTCGCCCGGTTATGGCAGCAGCGCCGCCGGGCTCTCGCCCTTCACGCCACAGGGATGGCACGGACCCGACTTCAGCCAGGGCTCGGGCGGCTCGCTCTACTCTTACGGGATCAACCCGCAGCTCGGGCCGAGCTTCATCAACAGCTACGGCCAGACGATGCCCTACGGCCAGAGCCAGTGGGGCGCCGGCGACACCACCACCGTCTAGAAAGGTTCCCTTCCCATGAAGCTCCTCGCCTTTCTGGCGTGGGCGCTCTGCGCCTGCGCGCCTGCCTATGCCACATCCGCCAGCATCAACCCGGTCGACTACGGCGCCGCCTTCGATGGTGTGACCGACGACACGGCGCCATGGAACGCCGCGGTCGCGGCGGCGGTTGTCGGGCACATGCCGATCGTGGCGCCGTGCGGGACTTCGGCCGTGTCGGGCACGATCGCCATCCCGACCGGGATGCTGGTTGCCGGCGGCGGGTCGATGTGTACCGAAATTCTCGGGACCGGAACCGGTCAAACCCTGGTCGACGTGCAGACCGCCGAGTCCGTGACGATCAGGGATATCGGCATCGTCTGCAATGGCGACGGCACCGGAACCGGGCTGAGCATCACTCCGCTCGGCGCGGCCAACAACAACTCGATGATCGAAAGCAACTTCATCGCGAATTGCCTGACCGGCATCGACGCCGAGAACGCCCGGTTTGAGATCATCCACGGCAACCGGATCACGTCGCAGGGGCTGCCGCTCGCCACCGGCATCAAGCTCGGCAATTCGGAATGCGGCGACTGCGGCGGGATGGTCGTGAGCGACAACATCATCGCGGGCGGGGCGGGCTCCAGCGGCGCAATGGGCATCCGGTATTTCTCCGGCGGCGGCGCCCGCATCGTCAACAACAAGATCATCGGATGGGACAAGGGCATCAAGCTCAATGTCCTAGCCGGCGTGCATACGTCCGTGCTGGTCATCGTCGGGAACTCGCTTGAGAACTTCCTTTCCGATGCCATCATGCTTTCCCGAAACGACAATACGGCCACGTTTTCCAGAGTTGTGATAGCCGGAAATGAAATCGCGAACTGCTCCTACGCGATCCACAACGGAAGCGGTTCCGGCTGGCTGTCGAGCGTGACCATCGGCACGAACTACCTGTCCGGCTGCACGACGCCCCTTGCCATGGCCGGCGTGACAAACCTGTCGACGACCGGGGCGAACAACTGATGCTCGAGCTTCTCCACCGCATCGAACAGCACCTGTTCCATGCACAACACGAAAGGAAGACGATCATGTCTGCCATCGACAACCTCAACGCCGTGATCGATCGCGTATCGGCCGACGTGAAGGCGATCCTGGCCGTGTTCCAGGCGCCCTCTTCGGACGAGCAGATCGGCGCCGCGATCACGCGCCTGGCCGGCGTGGCCGACGCGCTCGAGGCCGCGAAGTCCCCGACTCCGCTGCCCGATCAGGCCCCGGCGCCCGCCGCTGCCCCGGCAGAGCCGACGACCACCTAGTCCCGCCTACATCGCCAAGGACAGGGCGCCTCCGGGCGCCCTTTTTCTTTGCTCCCCGCCCTTCTCATCGGAGGCTGCATGGCCCTCTTTGAACAGAAAGCGCCTGGCATCATGACTGCGCTCATGCGCGATCTGGCGATCACGGATTTCCAGGCTGCCGGCATCCTCGGCAACATCGGCCACGAATGCGCCGGGTTTACCAAGCTGCACCAGATCGGCGGCAGCGCCATCGGCTGGGTCCAGTGGGACGGCAGTCGCAAGTCGGCCTACTCGGCCTGGTGTGCCCGCCAGAAGCTCGACTGGCAGTCCGACGAGGCGAACTACGGCTACCTCGTGCTCGAGCTCAAATCTTCCGAGGCGGAATCGCTCGCCGCGCTGAAGAAGACGAACTCGCTCGAGCAGGCGACGATCGTGTTCGAGCAGAAGTTCGAGCGGGCGGGCGTGCCGGCGCTCGCCAGCCGGGTTTCCTTCGCCGACCGGGCGATGGCGGCCTACACGGCAGCGGCCAAGCAGCCGGCGACGCATGACCAGCCGGTGTTCACGCCGGCCGAGCCGAAGCCGCCACCGAAGCTGCCGCCCCGCCAGCCGGACGATCCCGGCCCGCCGCTTCCCGAAGCCGCCCCGCAAGGCGGCTTTTTCAATGCCCTCGCCAACCTCATCGCGGCGATCGTCGCCGCCATCTTTGGGAAAGGACACTGACCATGGGCAGCCTGCTGATTGCCTTCCTTGCCGTGCTTGCCGTCGGCTTCGCCATCCTGACCTTCGGCCCCATCGGCTGGCGCACGCACATTCTCGGCGCGATCGTGGCTGCATGCCCGGTCGTCGGCGAGCTCCTGAATTACGTCGGCGGCGTCGACTGGTCGGCAATCGGCGCCAAGAAGGAGATTGCCGCCGGCATCGGCCTCGGCGTCGGGGCGCTGATCATCGTGTTCAACTTCGTCAACAAGCGCCTGTACGGCGCCGCGCCGAAGGCCTGAGGCCATGGTCTGGCTCATCGCCGGCGCCGTCGTCGTGGTGCTGGTCCTCCTCGGCCTGGTCCGCGCGGCCGAGTGGCTGATCGCCGGCAATCACTGGGAGGACGGCTGACATGCTGGGCCTCATCCTCTCCTGGTTCGGCGGCGGACCGCTCGGCCAGATCCTCGACGCGCTCACCAAGGCGCACGCGGACGCCATTAACGGCGCCACCGAGCAGGAGCGCACGGCCGCCAAGGAGCGGGTGGACACCCTGACGGCGCTCGCGGCCGATACCGCCAACGCCCGCTCGGCGGCGGCAGGCCTGCCCTGGTGGATGGCGACGCTGGCCTTCCTCTTCGGCATCGGCTTCGCCCTGCACACGTTCTTCATCGCCATCGGGACCGCCTTCCAGCCGCTGATCGTCGGCGGCTGGCTCGACTGGCTGCTGCACATCCCGCGGCTGCCGCCGCCCTACGACCAGAGCGAGCTCGGCATCATCGGATACTTCTTCGGCTTCGCTGCGGTCAGCTCGGGGCTGGGCGCCGTGGCGGGCGCTCTGACGAGAAAGAGGGGCTGACATGCTTGGAGACGGCAGCGGAATCACGATCGGTCTGGCGGCGCTGATCGTCGGCGCCATCGCCACCGCATGGTGGCGGCTCGACATGCGCTTCGACGAGGAGTCCGACGCGCGCAACAAGCTTGCCATGGACCTCGCCAACTACAAGACCTTCGTGGCGCAGAATCACGTCACGTCGCAGGCGCTTCGTGAGACGGAGGACCGCCTGATCGCCGGCTTCGACAAGGTGGCGAGCCGGCTGGAAACGATCGTCGCCCGTCTCGACAAGCTCGCGCTCGACATGGCGCGGGCCAATCCGCAAGCCTGACCCTCCAACGAAGGAACCACGACCATGCGTCTTCTCGCGCTGGCCGCGCTCGCGGCTGCGACTGCCTTCGCTCACCCCGCGGTCGCCGCGGATTGCGAGATCGGCCGCCAGGCCGACCACGCCAGGGCCTCGGCCGCTGACGGGCTGAAATCCGGCCGGTTCGATGCCTTCGTCGATCTGACCGGCGCCGACCTCCTCGCCTTCATCAAGGCCGCGGACGAGCAGTTCAACGTCGGCATTCCCGACGACGGCCATATCGAGGAGGGAATGGTCATCGTGGTCGATGGCGGCATTCACTTCTTCGGCTTCGCCAAGGGCTGCCAGGAAGGACACGTCCAGCTTCCGGCGATGCCGGGGAAGACGAGCGGTCCGGCGGCGCCCGCACTCCTGCCGCATGGGCTGCGCGTGATCTGAGAACGCCCCGCGAACCGGCTGTGCCAATAATGTGTCAACCCTGCCGGTTCGTTCCTGCCTCGTTCACCCTGATCCGGCGCTATCCTGCAAGCAAGCTTGCGGTCTTTCTCAGGTTTCTGTAGGAAAAGCGCCGGGAGACCCCTCCCCACCGAGGGGGAATTACTTCCGGCCTGCACGCCTAGGCTTTCCTTGCTTTCTCTATTACTTGGCCGACACCCTGTGTCAGATTTGTGCCAATCAGCCGGTCCGTGAGCGTCGGATCATCGATCGCGTGGCCGTACGTCTCGAAGACGTGCTGCGGCGATTTCCAGCCTCCGAGCTTGGCCACCGTCACCACGTCGATGCCGGCCCGCAGAGCGGCCGTGGCGAAGCCGTGGCGGCAGGAATGGAACGACAGCGGCTCGATGCCGGCGCGCTTGCAGGCGTTGCGCCATGGCGGCTTGGCGGTGTCGCGCGAGCTGTAGCGGAACACCCTGCCTTCACGTGGCCCCGGGATGTTGGCTATCGTCGCGACCAGGACCGGCGGCAGGTGCGCCCACCGTTCATCACCAATCTTCGTCTGGCGGATCAAGGCTTGTGATCTCGATAGATCCATTTCGGTCCACGTGAGCCTCAAGGCTTCCGAAATGCGGGCGCCTGTCAAGAACATGAAGCACGCTAGGGAGCCCAAGTGTGGGCTCGAAGCGGACATAAATGCCTGAACCCAGGGCCACGAAGCCGGGCGGCGCACCTTCGTCTCGACGGGAAACCGCTTCATCCTGATCGGCTGGCATAGCTCGCTCTCCGCTGCATGGTTGATGATGGCGCAGGTCGGCACGATCACCTGCCGATTCCGCGTGGCGCCGCTCGCGGCCGGGTAGAGTGTCACCGCCGCCTGCCGGATGGCGCCGGCACTGATCTCGGCCACCGGCAGCTCCCGCCAGTGCGCCATCACCCGGCCGACGAAACGCGGCGACTTGCCGGCATTGAGGTAGAGCATCGCCGCCTGGGCGAAGGTCAGCGCCGCGCCCGGTCCATCGAGACGACGTTTCCACGCGCGGGCCTCGACCTCGGCCGCGATGCGTTGCGCTCGCTCTTTCTCAGCGCTGCGAGTGCTGCCGCGTAGTCGCCGTCCGGCAACCGTGCCGCGGTAGTGCCAGACCTTCCCGCCTGGTCGCCGGTAGATGGTAAGGGGCATGGCCTAAGGGCCTCCAGGATCGCGCGGACATCCTCGTCCTCGAGGATCATCCTATTCCCCAGGATGCGGCAGGCGCCAAGCTGGCGCGCCTTGCGGCGCACCGCGCGCTCCGAGAATCCACGCTCTTTTGCGAATTGGGCAGGCGTGATCGGCACTAGGCCCGCGCCTCGTATTCATGCCGTCGCGCCTTGCGGGACTGCGCCCGCGTCGGCAGCAGGATCAGCTCGGCCGCGGCCCAGCCGGTGACGGTCGATACCGTCTCGCCGATGGCGTGCGCGATCTCGGAAACGGAGAAGCCCTCGGCGGCCATCGCGCGCACCTGATCGAGCTTGGAGGGGAGGCCGTGGGTCGCGGTCACGACGCCGCCTCCGTCGGCTTCCCGTCCCTCAGCACGTACCAGATGCCGGCCTTGATGCCGTCGCGGCCGACGATGCCAGCCCACACGGCGATGATGTTGCCGTCGTCGTCACGCTCGGCGAGAAAGAGGGCATTGCCATCGGCGCCCGAGACCCGGCCCGCATATCCGCAGGCCATGGCCGCTCCCTGGACGCCCGTCGCGCTGGCCGCTCCCTGGACGCCCGTCGCGCTGGCCGCTCCACGGACGCCCGTCGCGCTGGCTGCAGACTGGAAGCCCGTCGCGCTGGCTGCAGACCGGTCGCCCATCGCGCTGGCTGCAGACCGGTCGCCCGTCGCGCTGGCTGCAGACCAGTCGCCCGTCGCGCTGGCTGCAGACCGGTCGCCCATCGCGCTGGCTGCAGACTGGAAGCCCGTCGCGCTGGCTGCAGACTGGAAGCCCATCGCGCTGGCTGCAGACCGGTCGCCCGTCGCGCTGGCTGCAGACTGGAAGCCCGTCGCGCTGGCTGCAGACTGGAAGCCCGTCGCGCTGGCTGCAGACCGGTCGCCCGTCGCGCTGGAACCCTCTGCCGGCAGAGCGCGATCGAAAACCCACTTCACGGCCCGCGCCACGAGATCGGGGATGTGAAGCTCGGCCTTGATGGTGATCTGAGCGCTGGCTATCTTGCTGTCGTCGTCATGCCGCGCGATCTCTCCGGACGCCTCGACCTCGGCGTACCTGGACAGACCCGGCGCGTAGTAGTGGAAGACCTCAAACGGGTGGCCTTCGATCGAGTGGAAGCCGGATTCGCAGGCGGCGACCTTGCCTTCGTGGCGGTAGGTCTTGCCAACCTCGAACTGAAAACCGCGACAGGTCCAGTCCGGGTTGAAGCCCTTGATTGCGGTGATAGTGGGCTGAGCCGGAGCGGCTTCGGCGACGGTCTCGATCTTCTTCTTGCGTGCCATCAGTTGGCCCCCAGGTTGGCGTGAATGCGATAGGCGCTGGCGTGCTGCAGGAGCCGGCTGGCGATGCTCTCGATCTCGCGGATCGTCGCCTCGCTCGGGGCGGCGCCGGCGGCGGTGGCCCATGCCAGCGTGCGGCGGAGGCTATTCAGGTCAGCCACGCGATCGCCGATCGCGCCGTCCAGATCGATGACGTCGAGCGAGGCGAGGAGGGAGGCGGCGAGGCGGACGCGGAGCGGGGCGTTCATGGCGCGTCCTCCTCATTTGCGCTCACCCACGCGAGCACGATCACGGTGACGACGCAGCCGGCCATAAAGCAGACGAATCCGGTGATCATGGCGCGGCCCTCGCGATGCGCCGGGCCTCGCGGTTCTTCTTGTTTGCCTTGGGCGTCATGACGAACCACCGCCACGACGCTTTCGGTCGCTTCGACAGCGACGGCCATGCGTTGAGTTCGCGCCACTGATTGCGCCGAGCGCCGCGATAGGTGTTCGCCGGGCGGGCCATCACGCAACCCTCCGCGTCTTGCGCGCCCTGGCCTGGGTGGTCAGGAGCGTGATGTAGAGGTGGAGGATGTGCGCCGTGCCGGCGTCGTCTCCGCGACCGGTCAGGAACTTGTGCCCGTCCATCGCGAAGGGCAGGCGCGGATCGAGCCGCAGCAGCGCCGCATGAGCCTCGGCCGCCGCATAGCCGCGAT